CCACGCTTTATGAATGCAGAGGTGCAGCGTAGAAGGCTTGAGGTAGATAGTCTGAAGTGGACACTAGGTAGGATACAACCTTGGGGTCTGAAGGATAAGAAAGAGGAAGCAGGGAATACAGGAGCGATTACTTTGAGTTGGAGTAATGGTAATGTTGAGGTGAAGGAGCAGGAATAGTGTGTGTGATAAAGGCTGTGTCGGTGCCGAGCTACGCGTGAGACAGCCCAAGAAAGCTTTGTTTTCTGGGCTTTTGCTAGCCCTAACGGGTAAGTAACCCGTACAATAATGCTAGTTTTCTGTGGGTTTGCGTATAGTTGGTGCAGTTATGGTGCTGCTATTTTGCAAAACTATGACCCCCACGCCCCCCAAAAACGACTGGCCGCCTGCTATAGCGTATAATAGAGAGAGAGGAGAGTGTCTTGCCCACACACATCGAAATACCCTATACACCAAGACCACTACAAGCCAAGCTTCACCAAAAGCTAACCAAATACAGATGGGGCGTGATAGTGTGCCATAGAAGGTTTGGCAAAACAGTAATGGCTATGAACCATCTACTAAGAGAAGCGATATTGTGTACACAACCTTCTCCAAGGTTTTCATACCTTGCACCAACATATAGACAAGCGAAAGCAGTTGCTTGGGATTACCTCAAGCAGTTTAGTGCCAAGATACCAGATGCACGCTTTCATGAGACAGAACTACGAGTAGACCTACCGAACGGAGCAAGGATTAATCTGCTTGGAGCAGAAAATCCTGATAGCCTTCGTGGGATATATCTAGATGGATGTATACTGGATGAGGTGGCAGATATGCCAGAGAGTGTGTTTCCAGAGATCATACGACCTGCATTGTCAGATCGTAAAGGCTTTTGTTATTTTATAGGAACACCAAGAGGACACAATGCGTTCTTTGACCTGTATGAGCAGGCAAGCAATACGAAAGACTGGTATCATGTAACATACAAGGCATCGCAGACAAAGATTGTAGAACAGGAAGAGTTGGATGCAGCTCGTTCCATGATGACAGAAGATCAGTACAATCAGGAATTTGAATGTAGCTGGGTGGCAAATGTACCCGGCTCAATATATGGCAAGTACCTAGAAGAAGCCATGGAAGAGGGGCGTATTACGAAAGTTCCTTATGACCCTTCTTTAAAAGTAGATACGTATTGGGATCTAGGTATTGGCGATAGTACAGCTATATGGTTTGCTCAGAATGATGGGCGTGCTATTAATGTGATTGACTTTTATGAAAATAGAAATGAGGGGCTACCCCATTATGTAGATGCACTTCAAAGAAAGAAGTATTTGTATGGAGACCATGTAGCACCACACGATATAGAAGTACGAGAGTTAGGATCAGGAAAGAGCAGAAGAGAGATTGCCTATGATCTAGGTCTGAACTTTCGAGTAGCACCGAAGCTACCACTAGAAGATGGAATACACGCAGCTCAGATGTTGATACCCAGATGTTGGTTTGATAGTGAGCGATGCAAGCTAGGGCTGGATGCACTAAGGCATTATCATAGAGCCTATAACGAGAGAACAAGAAGTTTTAGAAATACTCCAGTTCATTCGTGGTCAAGTCATGCAGCCGATGCCTTTAGGTATTTAGCTGTTGGCCTAAAAGAAAGAAATAGTTGGAGCCAGCCCATGCAGAGGATGGCATCAAATAGTTATAACCCATTTACACATACAGGAGAGTTATGAGTTTTTTATCACCCAAAATACCAACACCACCACCACCCCCTCCAGCTCCTCCTCCACCTGCTATAAGACCAGTAGAGAGGGATGAGATAGATAAGGAAGAAACAAGATTAAAAAGAAGAAGGGGTGTAAGGGCTACTATGTTGACAGGCCCGGCAGGTCTTACAGCAGAAGATACTTCAAGCGTATCACCAACTTTATTAGGAGGATATTAATATGGGAGGATTTTTTTCAAGACCTAGCCCACCACCGCCACCGCCTGCACAACCTGCACCGGTAGTACAACCAAGACCTGCAATACGAGCAGAAGATGATAGTCCTGATTACAGAAAGAAAAGAAGGGTATCAGGAGAAAGAGCAACCATATTAACAGGAACCCAAGGATTGACCGCTACAGGAGAAAGCACTTCTGTAAAAACCTTGTTAGGAGGATAGATGGCTGAAGATAAAAAAGCAGTTGCAATCATGCACCAGTTCAAAACATTAGTAGATCAGAGGAGCAATTGGGAAAGTCATTGGCAGCAACTAGCAGATTTTATATCACCAAGAAAAGCAGACATAACCAAGAAGCGTACCTCTGGTGATAAGCGTACAGAGTTAGTCTTTGATGGTACTGCTATCCATGCAGCAGAAATGCTTGCAGCGAGTTTACATGGAATGTTGACCAATCCTAGTTCTGCATGGTTTAGTTTGCGTTTCAAGGATAGAGAGTTAGATGGAGATGACGAAGCTAAGGAGTGGCTAGAAGGGGTAACGGATGTCATGTACAATACCTTTAATCGTTCCAACTTTGCAGAAGCAGTACATGAACTATATTCAGACTTAGTGGTGTTTGGCACAGCAGTTATGAGTATTGAAAAGGATGATGTTACTGATGTACGATTTAGCACAAGGCATATAGCTGAATGCTATCTAGCCGAAGATGAAAAGGGTACAGTCGATACAGTATATCGTAAATTTAAGATGACCTGCATTGCTATGAGGAAAATGTTTGGGGAAGAGAATTTGCCCCCAAGGTTACAGAACATGGCAAGGATGGAGCCATACAAGGAAGTAGAACTGTTGCACGCTGTGTTTCCAAGAGAAGCTTACGACATTACACAGTTAGATAGTTTGAATAAACCTTTTGCTAGCGTGTATATAGATCCACACGATAAGATAACAATATCCGAAGGGGGATACGATGAACTGCCTTATGTGTGTCCAAGATTTTTAAAAGCATCCTTTGAGTTAGGCTATGGCAGATCTCCTGCAATGACTGCACTTGCTGATACTAAGATGCTTAATAAAATGTCAGAAGTCATTATACGATCTGCACAAAAACAGGTAGATCCACCTTTGATGCTTCCTGATGATGGATTTATGATGCCAATACGAACTGTACCGGGTGGACTTAATTATTACAGATCAGGTACTAGAGATAGAATAGAACCATTAAATATAGGAGCAAACAATTCTCTAGGCTTGAATATGGAAGAGCAAAGAAGGAATGCAATCCGATCAGCGTTTTATGTTGATCAGTTAATATTATCACAGGGGCCACAGATGACAGCTACCGAAGTGATCCAGAGAACAGAAGAGAAGATGCGATTACTTGGCCCGGTTTTAGGAAGATTACAAGCGGAGATGCTACAGCCTTTGATAGAAAGAGTGTACAATGTATTGAGCAGAGAAAGAAAGTTTGCAGCTCCACCAGAGTTCTTGGCAAACAATGATGTAGAGATAGAATATATTTCACCACTAGCCAAAGCACAAAGGTTAGGAGATGTACAATCTGCAATGCGATTGTTTGAGATGCTTGCTCCATTATCACAAGTCAATCCTGCGGTATTTGATTATGTGGATATGGATGGACTGGCTAAGTATGTTATAAGAATATTAGGAGTGCCTGCATCAACGATCAAGAGCGATCAGCAAGTCGCACAAGAACGAGAAGCAAGGCAACAGATGCAACAACAAATGGCAGAGCAACAGGAAGCTCTACAAACAGCAGAAGCAGCTGGTAAGGCTGCACCTGCATTGAAAGCACTACAATGATGACTAATGATGATTATAGATTAGTATTCACCTCCAAAGAAGGAGAGCGAGTATTACAAGATTTACGAGAGCGTTTCTATGATAGAGATACTTTTGTACGAGGAGAGACAGACACGACTGCATACAATCAGGGAGCAAGAAGTGTTCTGTTTTTTATATTTAGGCAACTAAATGATTTTCAACCACTAGATGAAAAAGCGAAAGGAGAGTAAGACATGGCTGAAGAACAACAGGTAGCGGAAGCTCCGGTGGAAACTGGGCAGGCTCCGTCTGAAGATTGGAAAGCAAGTTTACCAGAAGATATAAGAGACAATCAATTAATACACAATGCAAACAGTATTGAGTCCTTAGCAAAGACTGCAATCCATGCACAAAGCATGATAGGAGCTGATAAGATTGCTGTGCCGGGTCGATGGGCAAACGATGATGACTGGAACAATGTTTATACAAAACTAGGTAAGCCTGAAGATGCACAAGGCTACAAGCTAGAATTGAAAGAAGGTACACAAGTCGATAAGGATATGGAGAGTTGGTATCGAGGGTTAGCTCACAAGGCAGGTCTAAACGATAGACAAGCCAATACTATCTTTCAAGAATACATGGCTAAGGAAGCAGAACTCAAAGCAGCAAATGCTCCACCTTCTCCAGAGGATGTAGAGATCATCAAGGGCGAAGCAGAGATTGCCTTGAAGAAGGAATGGGGTAAAGCATTTGATACAAAGATGAATGAAGCCAAAGGAGTGCTTACAGAGTTTGCACCCAAAGACTTTGATCAATTACTTACAAAGGATGGTGTACCACTAGGTAACGATCCTGTATTTATAAAAACACTAGCCAACATAGGAAACTATATTAACTCCAAACTAGGAGAAGATAAGATGGTTGGCAATAAGCAACAGCCACAGTATACACCGGCTGATGCAGAAAAAGAGATTGCAGCCTTGCGAGGAGATCCTCGTGATGGCGGCCCCTACTGGGATAAAAAGCATCCAGATCACATGAGAACTGTACAACAAGTACAAGAACTTATGGAGTATATGCACCCAGAAGAGGAATAGAATTTACAGAAGAACGTAAAGTAAGATAAGCGAAAGCCCTTACCGGTGGCACCGACAGCTAAAGGTGATTAACCTTAAATATAGAAGTGTCCTGCGAAAGCAGGGTAGCAATTTGTTTTCTTAATATTATTAACTTTTTTACAAGGAGAGCGTTATGAGTACGCAAATTACTACAGCTTTTGTAAACCAGTTTAGCAGTAATATAACCATGTTAAGTCAACAAATGGGTTCTCTACTAAGAGAAGCAGTTGATGTGGAAACTGTTACTGGTGAGAAAGCTTTTTTCGATCAGGTAGGTTCTGCTGTAGCACAGGTAAGAACTTCCCGTCATGGTGATACTCCATTGATGGAGACACCACACGCAAGAAGAATGGTGACGATGTCCACTTATGAGTATGCTGATTTAATTGACGATCCCGATAAAATCAGATTACTTGTAGATCCTACGAGTTCCTATGCTAGAGCAGCAGCGATGGCGATGGGGAGATCTATGGATGATGTAATCATATCAGCAGCTCTCGGTACTGCTAGTACAGGCAAGACCGGAAGCACATCCACAGCATTACCATCCGGGCAAAAGATCGCTCATGGAAGTGCAGGATTAACTCAGGCTAAACTAGTGTCTGCTAAAAAGATACTAGATCAAAATAGCGTAGACCCTTCAATCCAGAGATACATAGTAGTATCACCTGAGCAGATTGAAGATTTATTAAATATCACCTCTGTTACTTCAGCAGACTTTAATACAGTCAGAGCTTTGGTACAAGGTGAAGTAGATACATTTGTTGGTTTCAAGTTTATCGTAAGTAACAGACTGAACACAGACAGCGATGGTAACAGACAAGTTATCGCTTTTGCCGGAGACGGCATTAAGCTAGCTGTAGGTAAAGATGTTACTGGTCGTATAGATGAGAGATCAGACAAGTCGTATTCAACACAAATCTATTACTGTATGGACATCGGGGCAACCCGCATGGAAGAAGAAAAAGTAGTAGAGATAGCCTGCACAGAATAGGAGGTAAATTATGGCTAATGTAAATCAAACGCTAGTTTCTAACTTTGAAGCTAGTCCTATTGTTAAAAGCCCTTCCTCTCAACTAGGCGGGGTTATGAGAATTGCTCAAGGTACTATTGCTTTAGCAGCAGGGGATTTAAGTGCAACTGATACAGTTATGCTTGCACCTATTCCTACTAATTCTTCAGTAGTGAGTATTAAGCTTTTCAATGACGATCTTGATTCAGGATCAACAAATACTTGTGATGTAGGTTTGTATAATGCAGACTCAAGCACAGTTACGGCTGTCGATGATGATGCTTATGCTTCAGCGATTACCGATCTAAGAGCTGCTGTTACCACAGGTACAGAGGTTGCTTTTGAAGCAAGAAACATTAACACTATGGGGCAAAAGGTTTGGCAAGATGCTGGCCAGTCATCAGATCCGGGCGGATATTATTATGTCGGTCTAAAGTTTGATGCTGCTGGTGATACAGCAGGAGACCTATCTTTTGTCATCACATACGTTGTTGATTAATAGGTAACATGAAAGGGGAGTTGCGTTAGCACTTCCCTTTCCTTACAAGGAATTTATTATGGCATCAGAAGTAGATATAGCAAACTCAGCACTTAACATGATAGGTGCATCTAACATAAACTCTTTGACAGAGGATAGTGTTGCAGCAAGAATAGTAAACCAGCGATACACCTTTGTAAGAGATGCGGTGTTTCGTTCTCATCCTTGGAATAGTTTGATAAGGAGAGCAACACTAGCAGAAAACTCTACAGCTCCAACATGGGGTTTTACCAAAGCTTACAATTTACCAACTGATCCTTTTTGTTTGCGTGTATTGCGTATAGAAAATTTAGATATAAACTTTCGAGTAGAAGGCAGAACAATTGTTACAGATGAGACTACTATGAAAATAAAATATGTAGCAAGAATTACCGATCCTAATGAATACGATAGTCTGTTAATGGAATCTATTTCTGCAAGATTGGCAGCAGATATTTGTTACTCTGTAACCAACAGTAATTCTTTAGTGGCTAGTATGTATAATCTCTATGAAGCAAAGATCAAAGAAGCAAGATTTGCAGATGCTACAGAAGGTATGCCCGGAGAAAGTCGAGCAGATGTTGGTGTATATCCAGCAGATACTTTTGTCAATTCGAGGTTCTAATGACCTATACAAGTCCTAGATATACCAACTGGACTGCTGGTGAGCTTTCAGATAGATTAGATGGTAGAACAGATCTTACAAGATATTTTAACGGAGCAAAGTCTTTAGAAAATTTTATAGTCTATCCTGCTGGTGGTGCAGCAAGGAGACCGGGTACAAAGTTTTTACATGAAGTAAAAGTAAGTGCGAATGCAGCACGACTAATACCTTTTGAATTTAACACTACGTCTGCGAATACCTATGTATTAGAATTTGGTAATAATTATTTTAGAGTATATCAAGATGGTGGTATTGTAACTGAAACCGGTAAAACTATTTCCGGTGCAACCAAAGCTAACCCCGTTGTTATCACAGCAACCTCACATGGCTTTAGTAATGGGGATCATGTTATTATTGGCAGCGTTGCAGGTATGGTGGAACTCAACGGAGTTACAGGAATAGTCGCTAACAAAACGACAAACACTTTTGAACTTACAGATGTTGATGGTACAAACATAAACAGTTCTGCATTTACAACTTACACTTCTGGAGGTACAGCAAGTCGTATTGTAGAGATTACCACAACGTATACTACTGCTCAAATATCTGAAATCAAAGTAACACAATCTGCGGATGTTATGTTTGTAACACACAACGACCATCCCGTTAGAAAGATACAAAGAACAAGCAATACGGACTGGACTATCTCCGATGTCTCCTTTATAAACGGGCCGTACCTAGATGAGAATGCTACTACAACTACTCTTACTCCAAATGGTCGAAGTGGTAGCATTACTCTTACTGCATCAGGAGATACATTTGTTTCTACTGATGTAGGAAGATTAGTAAAAATATATAATGGTTATGCAAAGATAACAGCATTTACTTCTGCAACTGTAGTTACTGCAACTGTGCAAACAGATGAGTTAGGAGTAGCAGAGATACTACCAACTTATGCAAGTAACACAATTAGTTTTGTAGAAGGTGATCCTAGCAGTACAGGTTCATCCCACAATGATTTTATACGAGATAGCAACAAACAGTTTGTTATAGAAGGTTTTACCGAAGGTATGACGATTACTGCAAGCGGTGCATCAAATGGTGCAAACAATAGAGACTATGAGATTGTAAAAGTAACAAGTGATGAAATAACTTTAGTGCCTGTAGATGATGTTGTAAATGAATCTGCAAGTAATACCATTACTCTTGTTGGAAAGCTAAATGCCACCGATGAGTTTTCACTAGGAGCGTTTTCAGAGACTACAGGGTTTCCAAGAGCCTGTGCTTTCTATGAGCAGCGTTTAGTGTTTGCAGGTACTACAAGTCAGCCGCAATCTTTATTCTTTAGTGTTGCCGGTGATTTTGAAAACATGACAGAAAGCGATAGTGATAGTTCTGCTATGAACTATACAATCGGTAGTAATCAGGTTAACAGAATATTGTATCTTGCATCATCTAGAAGTTTGATTGTAGGAACGACTGGTGGTGAGTTTGTAGTGAGAGCTTCTGGTAATGATGAACCAGTATCACCAACAAACATACAGATAAAACAACAGGCAAGTTATGGTAGTGCTGATATACAACCAGTACAAGCAGGAACCTATACTTTGTTTGTGCAAAGAGCAAAAAGAAAAATAAGAGAACTAGGTTATGTATTTGATACAGATTCTTTTCAGGCAGTAGATCTAACTATTCTTGCAGATCATGTTACAGAAACAGGAGTGTTAGAGCTTGCGTATCAGCAAGAACCTTTCTCTATTGTCTGGGGTACAACAACCGATGGCAGATTGATTGGTCTTACCTATCGAAGAGAAGAACAGGTAGTGGCATGGCATCAACATAAATTAGGAGGTTCTTTTACGACAGGTGGCGTAACCACTAATCATGGTATTGTAGAAAACATAGCTGTAATACCGGGAGAACTTAATCAAGATAATTTATACATGGTAGTAAAAAGAACTATCAATGGTGCCACTAGAAGATATGTAGAAATATTATCCGATATAGATTTTGGCACAGACATACAAGATGCTATCTTTGTTGATAGCAGTCTAACCTATTCAGGATCTAGCACATCCAGTTTATCAGGGCTAGATCATTTAGAAGGACAAACTGTTTCTATTTTAGAAGAAGGAGCAGCTCATCCAGACAAGACAGTATCAAGCGGAAGTATTACAACCGATAGAGCAACAACGAAAGCTCAGGTAGGACTAGGTTATACTTCTACTTTGAGAACTGTAAGGTTAGAATCAGGGAGTGCAAGTGGTACAGCTCAAGGCAAAATTAAAAAAATTCATAGTGTTATTGTTCGTTTTTTTCGTACTGTGGGTGCTTCTGTGGGAACTAGTACAGAAAATGTCGACACCATCCCCTTCAGAGACAGTTCCGATCCAACAGACACAGCAGTACCATTATTTACAGGAGACAAAACCATAGAAGCTCAACCCTCTTGGGATACAGAAGGTGCAATCGTAGTGCAGCAGACACAAGCATTACCTATGACGATTGTTGGTATCTATCCAAGAGTAGTAGTACAAGATTTTGATTGATGAGAATAATAAAGTTTATACCAGAACACGCAAAAGAATTAGTAGTAGAAAATAAATTATCTTTTGGTACACAATCACCAGATCATGACTGGGAACACCACATGGAGCGAGCAGCATTGCATGATGCTTGGACAGGTATCGAGAACGGACACATTATCGCAGCAGCAGGTTTCATTCCTATGTGGGATGGTGTTGCAGAATGTTGGTTTATAGGAAGCGATAGAATACAAACAAGAATTAAGTCTGTTGTAAAAACTACAAAAGATATTATGAGCAAGGCACCTTACGCAAGGATGCACGCAAATGTAAAAGCTGATTGGATGCAGGCAATACGCTTTGCAGAATTTTTAGGTTTTAAAAAAGAAGGTTTAATGAAAAAGTTTGGCCCAGAGGGTGCAGACTATATTGTAATGGGAAGGATAAAATAATATGGCAAATGCTTTAATGATAGCAGGTACAGCAATAACTGTACAAGGACAACTAGCAGCAGGTAAAGCAGCACAGAAAGCTGCAAACTATAATGCAAGTGTAAATGAAAGGAATGCACAAGCTGCTGAAACACAAGCAGAGAATATTGACAGATTAAATAAGATAAAAGAATTACAAGATAGAGAAAAATTTAAAAACCTAAATGACCGAACACAAATGTTGTATAGAGGTCAGGGGTGGGCAGCAACTACTGGTACACCATTAAAAAAACTTTTACAAAATGCGTTGCGTTTTGAACAAGACATAGAAATACAAAATTACAATTCAAGAGTAAAACAGTTACAAGCAAAAGAAGTAGCAACCAATCAAAGACTAGAAGCAGAACTAACAAGAATGGAAGGAAGAGCTGCAAGAACAATATCAAGATATCAAGCTGCTGGAACTTTATTAACTAGTGCAGGAGCTTTGTTAAAATAATGAAAGTAAGATTATACGAGAGCCAATTAAATAGAACAGAGGAAACAGGAGCTAGACCTTTGACCGCTCAAATCAATCCTAGGACTTTTTCTGCTCTTGCTGGTGCAGCTACAGAAATAGGAACTTCTTTATTTCAACTAGGAGCAGAAAAACTTAGATATGATCAAGCTAATGAAAGACTTGATGTAGAAAACAAAGCCACAGTTGCTTTAATATCATTTCAAGATAAAGCTCAGGATATAATTAGAAAAGCATCTAATGATGATCCTACTGTATCACATACTGCTGTACCTGAAGCTATAAAAAAATTATACAATACAACTTTACTTTCTTTAAAAGATAACAAAAAAGTTCAAGAAAAATTTGGAGTAAATGGATTAAAAGTATTTAGTAATCTTAAACAAAATTTTTTATCAACAAACTTGCAAAAAAAAATTGATTTAGGAAAATCAAATGTACAAACAAATATTGATTTAGATATAAAAATCGCAGGAGACTCAGGTGGTAGTATAGTGGAAAGATTACAAGCGGCAGAAGATGGTTTTGCTAAAATTGCTATTGCTCAGACAACTGGTGTATATGATGCAATAACTGCAAATACAGAAACTAAAAACCTTAACTACAAACTAGTAGAAAGCAGTATTGCAAGTGCTATGAATGCAACAGATAACGCATTTGGTATAGCATTAGCTATAGAAGATGGAGAGTATAAGGAAGATATAATATTCAATAAATATTTTACAAAGCTCAGTTCAGATCAACAAGAAAAAATTATTAAGTACGCACAGGATAAAGCTAATAGCGTAGATAATTTATTAGAAGCAGAAGAAAAAAAAGAGAATGAAGAAGAAGAAAAAAAAATAAAAGAACTGAAAAGATCTTTAGATAATATTGTGGATATAAAAGATGGACTACCAATATTCAATCAATTAATAAGCATGCAAGCTTTGAGTTTAACAGAAAGACAAAAGTACGAAAAGTTTTTAAACATATCAAGACAAGGAGCAGCAGGTAGTGCTGCTGAAAATGATCCTACTATTTTAGCAGAGATAGCTACTTTAAAAGTTAATAATCAATTAGACGAAGAATATTTATTACAAAATTATTCAAAACTAACTAATAGTACATTTACTTCTGAAAGAAAAGGATTGTTAACAGAATTAAATGCAGCGGAGAAAAAAGCAAAAGAAGAATTAAAAAACACTTTTAGAGTTTCTGAGGAAGCTTTGGAAGCTTTTTCAGGAGACCTGTTTCATAAAAAATTAATTCAAGGATATAATAGATATTACAATGAACTAATAGATTTTACGCAAGCAGAAAATAGAAGTGTAGAAGAGATAGAAAATAAAGTAGAAAACTTAAAGAAAAAGTTTGCTGATACAGAACTAGTTTTTTACAAGCAAGATTTAAAAGAATATATTGTTATAGCTAACAGACAACTAGCTCAAGGAGGTTTTGGTAGGATTAGCCAAGATACACCTTTACAAGATATTTATGATTTGATTAGAAAACATTACGATGATAATCCTAATCAAGAATTACCTCTAGCTTTGAAAACTGTTAGAGACAATTTAAATGATTACAAATTTATGTTAGATATACAATGACAGATGTAATACAAAGATTACAAACAGCTTATGAAGATTATGAAGTTTTGTCTGAAGCAAATGCTTTTGAAGGGCAAAACACTAGTAAAGTAACAGATAGAACTCTTACTAATAAAATTGCTGATTTTGGTATAGATACAGGACAAGCTATAGTTTCAGGTATGGAAGATGCTGGAGTAAACTTCAATCAGTTTTTAGCAGAAGTAGTAGCAGCTCCAGATACACTTGCAGATTTTATTGGACAAAAAATTACTGATAATCCTAATTTTAACTATCCGGGTTTGAATAAGGAAACTGCTACCAAAAATATTCAAGATGGATTGTCTTGGATGGATGAAAACTTAGTACCAAAATTTTTAAGAGGTTCTACAAAAAACATAGAGAGAAAATATACCAATCAAACTTATGGTAATATAATACAAGGTGTTTCACAATTTGCAACAGGAGCAGTTCCAGCAGCAAAGATTGTAGGTCTAACAAAAGCATTACCGGGAATGATAGCTCCTAGTTCAGCAGCAAGAGGTCTTACTTGGGGAATGATTGCTGATGCAACAGTAATAGATCCTAATGCGGAAGAACTTATAGCCCCTGTATTTAGAACCTTTATTACAAATTCTACCAAAGATGAAATAGATACACTTGAAGATACAGTTTTATCTATATTGGAAAAATACGACCAAGATAATGATGTTATCAAAAGAATTAAAACAGCTAATGAAGGTGCTTTGATAGGAGCTTTAGTGGAAGGTATTATTGCAGGTGCTAAGGCGTTGCCTTGGAAGACTCTAACAAAAGCATTAGGTTTAGCAGGTGCAGCATCAATAGCAGCAGGTAAGAAAGTAGTAGATACTGCAAAGCGTATAGAGATAGATGATAGTGCAACTTTAAGTGCTAACCCTATTCCGTTTAGATTAAAACCAAAAAAAACTACACCAAGAGATGAAAGCTCTGGTCATGCAGCAGATGGAGTTCCTGCACAGTTTGGCCCACCGGCTCATAATTTAAATTTAGAAATAGAAGATGAGTTTACTCCAGAAGGTTATTCAGCTTTTTCTACTACTGTAGGTGATAATTATGAGGAGCTAAGATATTTTACAACTGGTAATTCAAGACAACCTGATTTGCAAAAAGACGAATTAAGTTTTTTAAATACACTAAAACAAATTAAAGGAAACCCAGAAGCAGAAATAACTATGTATAGAGCAAGTCCTACTGATGATTTAAGGTCTGGTGATTTAATTACACCATCAAAAACAGAAGCACAATTTTATGTAGATGAAAGTAAAGTAACAACAGAAGATATTAGAAAAGCAGATAAACAAAGAAGATTAGAAGGTGATAAACCGGTAGATCTTAAACAAGAAAAAAACATAAAAGCTATGGAGAATTTGATGGATATATTTCCTAAAAGAAAAGTTTCTCCTTCAAAAATACACACTTATAAATTAAAAGCAAAAGATGTTAGATGGGATGGTAACAATGGATTATTTAGATGGGGCTACTTTCCTCAAGATAATGTTACAGAAATCAAAAAACAATAAAGGTTACAATGGCTAGGCAAACAGATCTTTTTCCTCAAGATAATAAACAAGAAAGTTTATTGTCAAAACAAAATGTAGATCAGCAAGTATTAGATGCTTCTGCTACAGGTGGAGTTACAAAACAAGCAGAAGATCCTACACAAGACAGAATACAGTTAGCAGGTGGTGGAGGAATAAGTAGTTCGCTTTTAGAACTTCTCAAAGCTGCAAATATTATGGGTGGTGCAAGAGAAGGTGTAGAGCAAGCACCAGAGGAAGTTATGGGAAGAGTTCCTACTCCTATAGAACAAAGATTAGGCAAAGGTAAAGATATACAAGCTACTAAAGATTATTATGCTAGACAATTATTAAGTCCAGAAAGATATGAGTCATTTAAGAGCAGAGGATTTTCAGCAGCAGATGCTAATGAGGAACAAGTTTTAAAAAAAGCAAGAGAAGCATTAGAAACAGATCTTTCTATGGAGGGTGTTCCTTTATCTCAAGATATGTTAAGAATGACCACCGGTGAAGATGCCATAACAGTTAGAAAAAATCCAAAAACAAAAAAAGGTAAAGTAATTATAGGGGGGGATTTAGATTTTAATTTTGAAAAAATAAACACTTCTGATGACATTAAAAAAGTTATACAAGCAACTAGTAAAATATATAGAAAACAAACTGATGCCGCTGTAGGGGGTAAAGTAACATTAGATCAAACTAAAGAGGAAGCAAGTCAACTACTTGCTAATGAACTTGGCATAACAAAAAAAGCTTTACAAAAAAACAGAGGTTTATTAGATGCAGCAGAGTCAACTGCACTTAGATCTTTATTGGTAAACTCTGCAAGTAAGATAGACGAACTTACAAAAAAAATTAATGGTATAGGCCCTAATGGAGAAGAGATAGCTAAAGATAGAAGTACCGCTACTATGTTTGCTTTTCGCAGACAGATGGCCTTGCACGCTGGTTTGCAAATTGCAGCCAAAAAACAACAAGCAGATTTGGCAAGGGCATTAAGTTCTTACAGAATTGATGTTGGATCAAGTTTACAGTTTCAAGATAAATTAATGGATGATGTTATTAAATCCGGAGGTGGTTATGAAGAAACCGAAAAACTTGCTAAAGGTGTACAAAAAGCATTGCAAGAGGGTGGAGGTGCAGGGCTAAATACTTTTGTTGATAAGGCTACTGCTTATGGAAATGCAGCATACGAGATATACATAAATGGTTTATTGTCTGGGCCAAAAACTTTTTTTAAAAATGCTTTGGGAACACCTTTGTTTATGACATATCTTCTTGCTGAAGATACTATTGCTGCAACTTATGGTGCTATTGAAAGAGGAGGTAAAAAACTTTTTAACAAACAGCTTACACCTAATGATGCAGAGGGTATATATTTAAGTCAGATTGCAGCTAGAGTATATGGGTATATTCACGCTTTTAGGGATGCAGCTTCTAATAGTGTAGAAACTCTTAAAACCGAAGCATCTGCATCAGCAGTAGGAAGAGTTGATAGTGCAAGATTTAGAGCTATCGATTCACAAACTTTAGGATTGTCTGGTTACTTTGGTGCTGCTGTAGATTTCTTTGGAAGGATAACTAGAATACCCGGTTTAGCTTTGCAGTCTACAGATGATTTTTGGAAGGGTATTGCCCAAAGAGCAGCATTGTATGAGGAAGCAGTTAACAGAGCTTCAAAGGCAAAATATCTTGGCAAGTCAAATGAAGAAGCTGCACAAGATGGCATAGAGGTATTATTAGATCCACAGTCAATAGCCAAAGACTTAGATCACGCAGCAAACTATGCAACCCTTACAAGTGATACAGGAGCTTTAGGAAGGATAGCAAGAACTATACAAAACTACCCAGAGAAGTTTCCTATAGGTAGATTGCTTATGCCTTTTGCAACAGTACCAACAAATGTTATTGCTAGAACAGTTGAAAGAAGTTTATTTAATGTACCTGCTATAAAAAAAATATTTACAGGTACGCCTAAAGAAAGATCAAAGTCTATAGCAAAATTAGGTTTAGCTAGTTCGATGTTTTTATATGTAAGCCACTTGTCAACTCAAGGAAGAATAACTGGAGCATTACCAAGGGAAAAAAAAGAAAGAGAGATGTTGCCACCGGGATGGCAACCTTTTAGTTTAGTTTTTAGAGGTGAGGATTTTCCAGAAGATAAACCTATGTATGATAATTTTGGTAACCCAAACGGAAACTTACTATATGTTAGTTACGCAGGGTTAGAGCCTGTAGGTTTAATATTTGCTTTAGGAGCAAACTTTGTAGAGCGTGCAAGAAGAAGTAGAGATATAAATATGCATCAAAATTTTGCAGCAAGATATGCAACAGCAATGTTAGATTACATAGAAGAAATGCCTATGATTAATACCTTTGGAACAATATCAAAAGCTTTTCAAGAGGGAGATCCTAGTATATTGTACAACTCTCCTGTAGCAAACTTTTTAGGCCCTATACCAAAACCATTTAGTTCTTTAATAAGAAATGTAAAAAAATTAGAAGATACAGAAATTAAAAAGAAAACAGAGGAGTTTGAAAGATTTACAGCAGAAGATGTATATGAGGATGCAAGAAAAAATAATAGATATGGTGCAGATGGTCAACCTTTCTTTGAAAATATAGGAACTCCGAAAAATGCTTTTAACTTTAGAGAGGTTTACCATAGAATAGTAACAGCTCAAGTGGGAGATGAAGAGAGAGAAGCACAGCAATATGATGTATTTGGTATTCCTAAAACAAGAGGTGTAAAATTTTCTATTAATCCTGTTGTAGCAATGTGGAATATGATTACTCCATTTAGTATAAGCTATGGACAAAAGTTTACTCCTCTTCAAGAAGAGATAGTTCGATTGAGAGTACCTCTTAGTATTGAAAGAGACACTTACAAAAATTTAAAACTATCAAAGTTACAAAGTAGTAAATGGACTGAGTATGCAAAAAATAAACAAGTGTTGAGAAAACTTACATTTAGAGAAGCAGTCGAAAAACTATTTTACTCAAGAGCTTATAGTAGGTTCAATGACAAACAAAAACAATCAGCATATAGAAAGATAGAGCAACAATATTATAATGCAGCAGCAGAAGAATTTTTATTAATACAATATCCTGATTTATCAGAAGCAATAGAATCTAGAAAATTTTTATTAGGAGGAAACTGAGATGACAGTATCATCAACCACAACTAAAGTAAGCTATGCAGGTAATGGCAGTACAACTGTCTTTGCTTACACATTTAAGATATTTGCAGCAGCAGAGATAACTGTAATTATCAGAAGTTCTACAGGAACAGAAACAGTAAAGAATTTAACCACAGACTATAGTCTGTCAAACATAGGTGTAGATGGTGGCGGTAATGTAACTTTTGGATCTGCTCCTGCTAGTGGTGAAACAGTTGTGCTTATTAGAAATACTCCAAACACACAAACGCTAGACTTAGTGGAGAACGATCCGTTTCTTTCAAGCTCCTTTGAAGATACACTAGATAAGATTACACATCAGCTTATAGAGCAACAAGAAGAGATAGACAGAAGTATCAAAGTATCTCGTACTAACAGCATAACTAGTTCAGAGTTTACCACCAACGCATCTGATAGAGCTAGTAAAGTTTTAGGTTTTGATAGCTCTGGAGAGTTATCAGTTACAACAGAGTTAGGAACATTTAAGGGTAACTGGGCAGCATCAACCTCGTATGTCATTAGAGACTTAGTCAAAGATACATCTACCGGAAATATCTTTTTCGTAAACACAGCTCATACTTCTAGCGGTAGTGAGCCATTAACAAGTAACGCAAACTCTGCAAAATATTCACTTATCGTAGATGCTTCTTCTGCTACTACCCAAGCCACTAATGCTGCTGCAAGTGCCACAGCTAGTGCGAGTTCTGCCGCTTCAAGTGCGAGTTCGGCCAGTACAGCCACGACCCAAGCGTCTAACGCAGCAACTTCTGCGAGTACCGCAAGCACACAAGCCACTAATGCAGCTAGTTCTGCTACTGCTGCCGCTGCAAGTGCTACTGCCGCTGCTGCTAGTGCAGACAACTTTGATGATGTTTACTTAGGAGCAAAATCAAGCGATCCTTCTACAGACAATGACGGAGATGCTTTGGCTGCTGGTATGTTGTATTTTAATACAACTACCGATGCTTTAAAAGTTTACAATGGTTCGTCTTTTCAAACAGTAACAGCAGGAACAATTTTAAGTTCTGTTGCAGGAGATACGTCTCCTCAACTTTCAGGTAATTTGGACACGAATTCTCACAATATACTAATAGATGATGCACATTATATAGGAGATGAAAACAATAAAGAGCAGATTGTATTTCAAACAACAGCGTCAGCAGTAAACCAGTTTGATGTAACCAATGCAGCAACAGGCAATCCACCAAAACTATCTGCAACAGGTGATGATAGTAATATAGATTTAGACTTAGAAGCAAAAGGTACAGGTCATGTTACTATACGAGGTAACAGCAATCCCGGTGCTATACAGTTTAACTGCGAGAGTAACTCACATGGACAAATTGTAAAATCACAACCGCATTCTGCTTCAGTTACAAACATACTAACACTACCTCCGGGAAGCGATCAAGAGATAGTGGGTGCAAGTGCAACACAGACTTTGACAAACAAAACTATAGATGCTTCTCAGTTATCAGGCACAGTTGCTAATGCAAGATTAGATGCACAGTTACAGGATGTAGCAGGGCTTGCTGTAACAAATGGTAATTTTATTGTAGGAGATGGCAGCAACTTTGTAGCAGAAAGTGGATCTACAGCAAGAGCAAGTTTAGGATTAGCTATAGGATCTGATGTTCAAGCTTTTGATAGTGATACAGCAAAGACTGATGTAACACAAAGTTTTACAGCACCACAAAGAAATGCTTTGACTGTAGATAACGATGGTAACTTTGATATGAATGCTAATAATAATTTTAAGTGTACTCCTAGCGGTAACTTTACATTAACATTCACCAACTTTGCAGATGGCCAGAGCGGGTACATACTGTTGATAAATAGTGGTGGGCATACTGTATCTTTACACAGTAACAGTAAAGGAGATGCGAATATTGCAGCAACAGTATCTAGTGCAGGCACCTATCTTATATCGTATTTATCAGATGGCACTAATGCTTATCTAACAAACTCAGCGGTGTTTGCATAATGGGTATTCTCCAGAATGAAAATGCAATACCAGTAGCTAGTGCTGGTGGATTTTATTCACATCAGATAGAGCAAAGCTGTAGATTTGATAATGCTAGTACGAGTTATTTATATAGAACTCAAGGAACTGGCTCATCTCAAAGAACATGGACTTTTTCTACTTGGTTTAAGAAAACTGGTAAATTTATAACAAGTGCTGACCAAAACCCAGTATTTTTTTCAGGGTCTCAATCAGGAGGTACTAATCATGGTGGTTTACTTTTTGATAGTGCAAAAGCAGGAGATATGAGACCTTTTAATTATACAAATAGTTTTGATTTTGATTTAAGAACTACAGCAGTCTTTCGTGATACAAATAGTTGGGGGCATGTGGTTATGAGAGTAGATACAACACAAAGTACATCAGGTGATAGAGTGCGATTATATGTTAATGGAACACAAATAACAGCATTTGATACAGAAAGTCAACCAAGTCAAAATTTTGATACTGCTTTTGGTATTAACAGTACAGTTATGTATATAGGAGATTCAAATGGTTCTACATCTTATGATGGATATTTAGCAGAAACTATATTTGCAGATGGACAATCTTACGCACCTACACAGTTTGGTGAAACAAAAAATGGCGTATGGATACCTAAAAATCCAAGTGGTACATCATTTGGTAATAATGGCTATTATTTAAAATACGCGTCTGGAGCTATTGGCACAGATAGTAGTGGAAACGGAAATACATTTAGTACGAATGGCTTAACTGACACGAATATCGTGTTAGACAGTCCTACATTTGGGAGTTAACTAATATGGCAAGTAGTGGAAATTTTGCAACATGGAATCCTTTAACTATAGGAAGTAGAGCTTCTTTAGCAGATGGTAATTTAACTATGAAAGGAACATCTATTGATTTAGTTGGAGTAACTTCAACTATAGGTATTACATCTGGTAAATGGTACTGGGAAATTTATATTGCTAGGGGATATAATACATATATGTATGCAGGAATAAATTCTGGCTATGAAGGTGGTGGATTTTATGCAGGGTATTCTCATTTAAATGGCATGACTCCAAGTGCTATACGAATAAGAAATAATGGCACTTTACATGATTCTTCAAGTAGTGATGACCCTGATAGATGGGGAACAATAACTCTTGATAGTACAAATGTTCAAACTTTTGATGATACTGATATACTTATGTTTGCATTAGACTATGATAATAAAAAATTGTGGATTGGTAAAAATGGTACATTTATGAACTCTGGAAATCCTGCTGGAGGTAGCAATCAACAAGCAAGTTGGACTGGAGATGTTCCTATAATTTATCCAGTTGCCGAACCCTATTATACTAACAATAATGAAACAGCTAATTTTGGACAAGATAGTTCTTTTGCAGGAAATAAAACAAGTGGTTCTGCAAATGCAACTGATGCTAATGGTTTTGGTAATTTTTATTATACACCCCCATCTTCAGGTGATACAAAATTTTTAGCTTTGTGTTCAGCTAACTTACCCATATCAGATGACATAGACCCAGCACAGACCGATACAGATTTCCCACAGAAGCAGTTTAATACTATTCTTTATACTGGTATTGGTGGAACAAGTGCAAATAATGTTACTGGGGTTGGTTTTCAACCAGACCTAATATGGATTAAAAATAGAGAACAAAATGCATCTTTTACAAATACTTTAGTAGATTCTTCAAGAGGTCGTTCTAAAGTTTTGTATAGTCAAAGAACTGATGCAGAAGCAACTTCATCAACAAATAGAGATATATCCTCTATTGATAGTGATGGTTTTACTATACAAGATACAAGTAATGTAGATGGAAACCAAAGTGGAATAGGATATGTTGCTTGGTGTTGGAGAGCTAATTCTGGGGTGACTAGTAGTAATTCAAATGGTTCAATAACTTCTACAGTACAAGCAAATCAAGCAGCAGGATTTAGTATTGTAACCTATACTGGAAATGATGGTTCTTGGGGTTCTGGAAATAGAGATACTTTTGGGCATGGTCTGTCTGCAGCTCCTGAATTTATTATAATAAAAGAAAGAAATGCAATAGATGCTTGGACAGTTTTTCATGCACATGTAGGTAATGGTGGTGGTAGTAATGCAGCAGCCAATAATTTAAGATTAGATACTGATGATGCTTTATATACTAATCAAAGTTATAAATCATTTGGTGAAACTATGCCTACTAGCACTGTAGTTACTGTAGAAGGTAATACTACAAATGAAAGTAGTTCAAATCATGTGGCTTATTGTTGGCATTCAGTTGAAGGGTTTTCAAAGTTTGGTTCTTATGAAGGAAATGGTAATGCAAATGGGCCATTTGTTTATACTGGATTTAGACCTCGTTTGTTTTTTGTCAAGCTATTAGGTAGTGCTGGTGATTGGTGGATACAAGATACTGGTAGAAGTACATCTAATCCAGCAAGTAAATACATTGCTTGGAATAGGACTGATGCAGAAGCAACTGGTATTGATGTAGATTTTTTAAGTAATGGTTTTAAAATTCGTACTTCAAGTGGTGATTTTAATAGTAGTGGTGCTACTATTCTTTATGGAGCATGGGGAGACGTGCCATTTAAATATGGAAATACATTTTGATAATTTTAGGAGGTGAAATAATATGTGGGCTTATGTAAAAGATAACAAGATACAGGAACTTATTAGGTTTCCTAAAGCAATGGTTATAGATGGTGTAAAGCATCCAAGACAAATCTTTACTTCATGGACTGCTGCTGAAAAAAAAGCTATAGGAATACTACCAGTAACTCCCGGTACGAAACTAGATGATAGGTACTACATATCTAATAATGAAACCTATGCCATTGCAAGTGATGGTAATTCTGTAGTAGGTACAATAACAAAAGCAAAAAACAAATCTCTTACAGATACTAACGCAGTCAATGAAGATGGATCTAAAGTGCTAGATGAAAAAGGTAATCAAGTTGTTATACCGGGGCTGAGAACTATAGCGAAACAGAAAGCAGATACAACAGCTTATAGTATGCTAAGTAGATTTAGCTGGTTAGTAGAAAGAAAGATTACAGCAGATGTTGCAATACCCTCGGAGGTAACAACCTTCATGGCTAGTGTTAGAACTGCACACAAATCAATATGCGATGCAATAGATGCCTGTAACTCTATGAGCAAGTTTGTTGCAATCCATACTGATGAATATAACGAAGATGGATCATTAAAGACGATTGCTAAAGTAAACGACTGGCCTGATGACTACGATATTAAGAGTTACTACAGATGACTATTGAGCCGATATTTATATGGAGTGGATTACTCTCAGTTATTATAGGGATGCTCTCTTATATGTTTACTACTCTCGTGAAAAAAGTACAAGAGTTACAACAGCGATTAGTAGATACGAGAGAAACTTATGCAACCAAAGTAGAGTTAAAAGATATGAAACAAGACTTTCATCAGGACATAAAGCAAATACTAGATCAGCTAAAAACATTAAACGAAAAGATCGATAATCTAAAAATACAACATTAAAAAGGGGGTACTAAACTACCTCGAGAATCATCCTGAGCCATTTAAAAGGCTCGTAATTTTACACATTATAGGCATAAAATGATAGATCCAGTATCAGCGTTAGGAATAGCTACTGCTGCTTTCAATACAATAAAAAAAGGCTTTGAAGTTGGTAGAGATCTAGACTCTATGTATGGGGATATGGGTAAATGGATGGGTGCTGTTTCCGATATTAACCAAGCAGAGAAGCAAGCTAAAAACCCACCTATCTTTAAAAAGATATTTATAGGAGCAAGTGTTGAAGAAGAAGCATTGAATGCTTTTGCTGCAAAGAAAAAAGCACAAGCTATGGAAGCGGAGCTAAGGCAATTTATTAATTTTACCTATGGTGTAAATGCGTGGAATGAATTGTTGCAGATGCAAGCAAAGATAAGAAAAGATAGACAGGAGATGATTTATAAGCAGCAAGAAAAAAGAAGAAAGCTTATGGAGTATTCTTTTATTGCAGTCTTTGGTCTTGTTTCTATTTATTTATTTTATTTGTTTGTTGCTTACTTATTAACTATTAGAACAGCAAAGTCGCATGACTGTACAATCTTTCATCCTGATCTAGCAACACACTATTATTTTTTATGCGTTAATGAGGGGCCGGGAATAGCTGAAAATAAAAGAGATCAAGATAAAAAACATATAGAAGATACAACCATAATTGTAGAGGAGGAATAATGTTACAAGCATTACTAGGGCCAATAGGAAATATTGCCACAACATTTTTAAAGAACAGAGCAGAGAAAGCAAAAGCAAAACAAAAACTAGAAGTTGCAAAAATCGAAGCTAGAACAAAGAAAGTGCAGCAAGACGGAGATTGGGAATCCGCTGCAATGGATGCTAGTAAGGATAGTATAAAAGATGAACTATGGACAGTTACTTTTATATTGTTAATCGTTGCCTGTTTTATTCCCGCAGCACAACCTTATATAGAGAATGGATTTAAATTTCTAAGAGAAGATTGTCCTGATTGGTTATCTTGGGGAATACTTGCAAGTATAGGAGCTAGTTTTGGACTGAAGTCTATGACAAAGTTTATTGGCAAAAAATAAAGGAGCAATCATGAATCAAGAATTGTTAGAGGTAATTAAGAAGGAAGAGGGTACGAAAAAAAAGGATGGCAAGCATATTCCTTACAAATGTAGTGAAGGTAAACTTACAATAGGTTATGGATTACTAATAGATCCAGACGTTTCCGGAGGTGGATTAACAGATGTACAAGCAGAAATGTTGTTAAAAACAACAGTAGATACAATGCTTGTAGAATTATATAACAGAATACCTTGGTATAAAAACCAACCAGAACCAATCAAGATAGCATTAGCAAACATGGCGTATCAGCTAGGAGTTCCTAAGCT